GGTGACGACCGTGGGACGCCGCTGGTATCCCGTCCAGAACGAAGACGCATTCGATTTCTTCACGAAGTTTGTCGAAGCCGGTAACATGCAGATGCACACGGCGGGTTCTCTGAAAGGTGGGGAAGTCGTGTGGGCCATGGCCAAACTGACCGACAAATTCGAATTGTTCGGTGGGGATGTAGTCGAAGGCAACCTTCTGTTCACGAATCCGCACCAATACGGTAAAGGGATCGACGTGCGATTCACGCCTATCCGGGTGGTCTGCAATAACACGCTGGTTCTGGCCCAATCGAAGGCGGCGGCTCAGGCGGTCAAGATGGATCACCGGACGGTGTTCGATGCCGAAAAGGTGACGGACATGCTGAACATCGCCAGCCTGAAAATGTCGCAATACAAGGAAATGGCATCGTTCATCGGGTCGCGTAAGGCCGAACGGTCTGTCATGGAAGAGTATTTCGGCGAATTGCTCGGGCGCGACAAGAAAGACGAGAAAGAACTTTCTCGGAACGGCAAGGCGGCTATGGCGGCAATCGACGTGCAACCGGGGGCCGAATATGCCCAAGGAACATGGTGGACGGCGTTCAACGCTATCACCTACATGACCGATCACGTCATGGGCTACCGCCCCGATACCCGCTTGCAATCGGCGTGGTATGGCCCTAACCTGAACCTCAAGTACAAGGCGCTGCAAAAGGCGGTCGAATATGCCGCCAAGTCGCCTGATATTGAACGCAAGGTAGCGGCGTAAGCCGCTACCCCTCTTTCCCAAAGATTTGTCAGAAAGGTTATCGAATGAAAGGAAACCTGTATGTTAGTCAAGAAACCTAGCGCCGAATCTCCGATCTATCAGCCAAGCAATGCTGAGTTAAAGGTGTTCCTTGGCGGTTCTATAGAAATGGGCAAGGCAGAAAGATGGCAGGATTACGTCATCGAACGGTTAAGTGGGTGGCCGGATAACCTAGAGGTTCTAAACCCCCGGCGCGATGATTGGGATTCCTCTTGGGAACAGATTCCCGAGAAGGGGAATCCCTTCTACGATCAGGTAACATGGGAAATGGATGCGCAGGAGAATGCCGATTTCATGGTATACTACTTCGCACCAGACACAATTTCACCGATTACCTTGCTTGAACTAGGTGCCTATGCGTCGTCTGAGGATACGATTGTATGCGTCAATCCGGGTTACGAGCGGTATGGCAATGTCGTGATGTTTTGTGAATACTACGATATTCCCTATGTTACCGATATCGAAGATGTGATTGTCGAAATCAACGCACGTTACATGAAGATTCTCTGAAGCTATGGACATTCTTGATATTCTCAAAACGATCAATAAAGAGTGTGAAGACTCGGATGACTGGTACACAGTCATCGAATACTGTTTCAAGCGAAACCAGCATCATCATATCGAATTCTTGGAAATGTTGCAAGTGGATCGTGATCTAGGCTACATTCTTCTGAAAGAATCTGATAGAGAATTGTTGTTACGTTTGCTCAGGGAGTCGGGCAACGACACAGTGAAACATGAATTGTACAATGAAATATTGAATGCGAGGTGTGTGAATGGCTAGTTGTTTTGAAGTTGATATTCCGGGGTGTTGGTTAGCCGGGGGTGCTGTCAGGTCGCGTATGACCAAGCAACCCATTGCCGATTACGACATCTATCCGAAGCATGTCGAAGGGCTGTACTCAGCCATAGATATCTTGGGTAGTGAGGGTGAGTTGATCAATATCAGCGACAAGGCGCTGACCTATCTGTTATACAAAGTCCATGACAATGAAGGTGCGCGGGCGATTGCGCAAGTCGTCATTGACACATACTATGACACAAGCGACAAGATTTTCGAGTCGTTCGACTTCTCGGTGTGTATGGGCGCGTATGATATGGATACGTATCAATTCGTCTATGGGGATGATTTCTGGAAAGACAACGCGGCGCGTGTCATTCATTTCAACCCCGGAACGAAGTACCCCTTTGCCAGCCTTGTGCGAACAAACAAGTATCGCAAGAAGGGTTATCATATCCCCAAAGCAGAGTTGATGAAGATCGGGATTGCGGTGGCGCTACGGGGTATTCCGAAATCTTGGACAGAGTTGGAAGAAAGTATCGGCGGGTTCTACGGAAAGAAGATCCGTCTTATGACAGAAGACAAGGAATACAGTCTTGAAAACGTCTTGGATGTGTTGACCAACGCCGAAGATTTCGAATACGCTTGTTACAGCGATAACGAACCGATTGACATATCTTCCGATGTGCTGATCGCAAGACTTGACAAGACGGGCGATTACCGATATTTCAAGACCCAGAAAGACGGCAAGATATTGGTGTTTCCGCGTGACGATGCACCTTTCTCATACACTTCGAAAGACGGGGAAACCCTGCCTGATCATTGGAAAATGATCGGCGACGAATACTATGTCGAAACGTTCAAGTATGTCAAGAAAACGGATGATCCGATGGTTTTCACATCCCCGGTACATTCGTCAAAATTGACCTATCAGGCACATATGGCAACAGAAGAAAACAACCCGCCTTACATTTTTGTCGGAAAAGACGTGTCGATGTATGGCAAGAATACCGATAGAGTCATGTTCCGCGTCTTGGTCAAACCGTCTGATGTGATGGGGGTGGCTTGCACAAGACAAATGCACCTGACATGCCGCAGGGTGTATTTTGCTGGACAAGAAGAAATCGAAAAGAAGGGTATGCGGCTTGTCGCCAATCCCCTTTATAAGTCTACGGAAAGGGGCCTATAACCATGTGTGTCAGTGATGAAATCTACAAGGTCGTTGTCGCATCTGGAAGCGAGGGTATCACGAGCGAAGAGATCTTGAAACGTCTGCCTCAATACTCATACCCGACCGTGACGGCTCGCTATGCTGGTCTGAAAAGGCAGGGGCGTATTGTAGATACGGGTCGCAAGATCAAGGCGGGCACCGGGCGCAGGCAAGCGGTTCTGGTGGCCGCTATCTTTAACAGCAAGACGTGAAGTAGAAAAATTAGACCGCCTTTCTAGAATACTATATGTCTAAATAACCTTGACAAAACCGCACAGAACACCTATATGTCATATGTAAGAAGCAGAAACGTATAGGTGTTCTATGTGGATTTTCATGAATAATTCTTTCCTGTCTATCGTAGAAGATTACGATAACCCGGAAAGGCTACTGGTGCGGGCACGGATCGAGGGGGATATCGAAGCGGCATTTCCCGAAGTCGATCCTAAGTCCGTTTCGTTCAACGAAGGGTCCGATTACGCTTTCCGGGTGTTCTTGGATCGTAACTACGTGTCTCGAAAGATCAAAGAGAACGTTGACCGAATTGATTATGACAATTTCAAATCGTCGGTTGATGACGAGTGGCGTGAACGATTCTACATGGATGTGTGGAACGTTATGTATGAATACCAGCAATCCACCAACCCTATCACGATCACATACGACACGGAGTATCTTCAATGGCTACAGGACCACGCGGTTTCAAAGACTTCCTGAACGAATCTGTCAACTATAACAGATGGCAGAAGATGGATGACAAGGCGCTACGTCATGAATATGACATAGAATATACAATCAAGCCCTTGAAATCCATGACAGGTGATGTGTGGCCGACATTCGAAGACTTCAAGAAAGCTTACAAGGCAGGCGAGGTGACTCGCCTGACCAAAAGCCTTGATCGTCAGGTGTCATATCGCAGCAATACCACGTCCAAGGAAGACTTGATCGACCTTATCAAAGGGTATGCGTCCTATCCGAAATACCGTAACGAGAAGACCATTGACGGTATCTTCAAGGCGTTCGAAGACAATCAACCGATGAACATGCCGATTGTGCTGCGGTTCCGGGATGGGCGCTTGCGTATCATGGGCGGCAACACCCGGTTGGATATCGCCTTCATGATGGGGCTGACTCCCAAGGTCGTGATAGTGGATGCCTACAAGAAGGTTGAGGAAAGCACTGTCCTAGACGAATTCGATCAGTTAGACGAGTCGTTGAACAGCCCGGTCGAAACCTATATGACCGAAGATACACGTATTCCTGACGCCATTCATGCGGCGTTCGAGATTGATTCAGACAAGTACCTGATATCACTGGTGCGTAGTTCGAAGTCGGGAATCTATCTTGCTGAGTTGAACCGGATCGTCAACGTCAACAAACGGTTGTGGTCATTCAAGAAAACGAGCCATATCCGCCCGGCCCTGTCAACATTCGTCTATGTGATTCAGGCGTCTTTGATGTTCATCCAAAGCCAAGTCAAGGGGATAACGATATCGGTGCCGAAGAACGTCGCCAGCCCCCGTTTCAACACGTTCACCAAGAGATTGATCAAGCGGGCACTTGTCTCGAAATTCGAGGATGTTCCTGTAAAGTACAACGATTATTTCAAAGGCGGAAAATCGTTCATCTTCATCATCAAGAAAGGTTATTCGCCTAACACAGTGTTCAAGACCAAAGCCTACAAGGGATACGATTTCGGAGTCAATGCCGAAACATTAGATGAACTTGAACCCAAGCGCCGCATCCCACGCAAACCAAACCTGAAACCTTCGGCCAAATACCATTTCAAGGGTTACGAAGTGTCTTTGGTGGATACCGAAGAGGGCCGAAAGGTGTTCGATATCAGCAACAAGCTGAAGGCGAAGACTATCGAATTACCACCCAACGAAAAAGTTATCGAATACCAAACGAAGTTGGAACAGGCGCAAGACCAGTTAAAGAAGTATCTGGATGACGGAAAGACTGATCTGGCGTCTTTGTTGGCGGCGGTGGGGTTTAGCCGTCATTTATCGACTACGACCGTTAAGAATTTTTTATCTAAAGAAGGCAGTAAACCCAGCTTCTTAAAGAAAGTTTTGTTAGACGATAATGGGGAATTGAAGGATGAACAGTTACTAAAAAAGACACTAGATTCGATAAATTTCATTCGCGATACAAAAGATGGTTTAAAACTATATTCACAAATTGTAAGTAAATACAACGAACTTGAAAGTCTTAGTTACGATATACAAAATTCTACCAAAAGTAGAATTAAAGCCGATGTTGATTTAGAATTCCCGCTTCCTGAAGGTAACGGATTCTCAGAAATCGTCTTTTCTGAAGTGAATCATTTCGCCTTTACTCCGAAACAACAGAAAGATGTCAATACGCGCGAACTTTATTTCTTAAAACTAGGGTACGAAGAAAGTATTTCCAAAGCCAAGAAAGAACACTTCCGAGAATTTTCTTCGGTATTTAAATACACCGGCACGGATTACGCGTATATCAACACTCTCCTAAGAGGTAACTACTCAAAAGATGTCAAATTTGTAGATAAGTCTGATTTCGAACATGTCAAAAATATCATCAGTTTCATGGAACGGATAGGCCCCCTGAAAGCGCCTACATGGGTGTTTCGTAACGCAAATATACCTAATGTGCAAGATTACGGTATCGGCGATGATATCATTGACCCCGGCTTTATGTCAACATCACTTAATGAGGAAATTTCTTATGGTAGTTCTGGCAACTCACGGTTGACGATATACCTTCCTGAAGGTGCGCATGTTTTACCTATCCTTACGTTCTCGGATGTGAATCACGAGAAAGAGGTTATCCTGCCCCCAATGTCGATCATCCGCCCGGTCGAGATAGCGGAAGTTGGTGATAAGCACCATATCAAGGCAGTCTATATCGGCAACGCGGCCAATTCCTACATTGACACCCTACAACAATACGTGGTAGAATCTATGAGAGTAAAAAGCTTTGGAGAATTCCTGATGAACGAAGCCAAGAAAGGCCAGAAGACCGCAGACGGCAAATGGTCAACCAGTCTGGTAGATAAAGACACCATGAAGTCGATTTCCGACAAGATCAAGAAAGGTGAATTGACGGTAAAGAAGCCTGACCCTAAATAGTCAAGGACGGACGCATCAATAATAAGGACAAAAACACATGCAAGGATTCATTGATTTCGGGTATCAGGAACTAAGCGAAAAGCTGATCACCTTTGCTGGTAAGGCTTACCCAAGATTCGGTCAAGTCGTCATTCTGGCGGGTGGTGCTGCCAGCGGAAAAGGCTATGTCTATGACAAGCTGATCGGGGTAGAAGGGTTCAAGTTCGACGTTGACGAGTTGAAGAAGCTGGCTGCGGCCACTCCGACTATCATTTCCAGACTCAAAAAAGACTACAACATTGATATCAAGTCTTTGGCCGATAACATGAAAAACCCGGAAAACGTTTCGAAGTTGCATTATGTCGTCGCCGATGTGCTTAATCTGGACAATCGCAGGCAACAGGCTTTATTCAGGTCTCTTCTGTCTGCCAACGCCGAACGTAGACCCAACATCATCTTCGACGTTACGTTAAAAGACTTCTATAAACTTGACAAGATCTGTACACAGGTTTCACAAATCGGATACGACAAGAAGAACATCCATATCGTATGGATCGTTAACGATATTGAAGTTGCTGTCAGACTGAACAAGAAACGTCCTAGAACCGTGCCTGTCGAGATTCTGATCAACACACATAGAGGTGCGTCCAACACCTTGTACGATATCATCAACATGGGTAAGGGTATCAGTAAATACATGGACGGGGAGATTGTATTCGCGTTCAACAAGGTTGATATCCCTAATAAACTATTTGACAACACTTGGGTTAGTCGGGAGAAGGGTGATCCGCGACGTGAAGGTCAGGCGAGTATGAAAGACGCCAACATGTACACCGGCAAGAAAGGTGAGTATAGAGGCGGTTACTTTAGCTTGGTCGATTATGTCGAGGTCAAGAAAACCGGGAAACCTCCGCGTAGTGTTTCGGAATTAAGTGATGATGTGAGACGCAAAATTGCCAAATACGTGCCAGATAACGTCGATTGGGTATCTTGACAAATAGCCGACCTATCCTTATATACATGATGTGGATTCACTAGCGAAAATAGGTAATAAATGTTGACCGAAGAAGAAAAAGCATTGCTAATCAAGATAACCGGAGACGAGCGGGAAAAGGGCGAAATCCTATACAACGCCATTCGGACTGCTGCTGCCGCAATCGAAAAAGGTAAACGGAACCTAGCCATAGGTTTTCTGGCCAAACGGTTCGCGACCAACTTCTACGACAATGATGAGTATTAACAACGTATGAGGTGATGAGTGAGTGGTTTAAGTGATGAAGAAAGACAGGCGCTGAAGCTATACGATTCCGGTATGTCCCATAGGGATATCATGGCGGAAATGTCTCTGGCATCGCGCCATGTCGCCCGGCATATGATTGACCGGGCCAAGAAAAAGGTTTCCTTAGATTCGATGAACCCCGGCATATCTACTGCCATGGGGGAACTAGGGGTAGACCTTTCAAATCTTAGAGGCGGGTGGCTAAAGAGCAAAACCGCCTCACTTCGTTTCGATGTTCCCCAAGATCAGATGAAGGAACATGAAACGATTGTCGAAATCATGACCGAAGCCTTTCAGGATCGTCTAGAGAAGGTTCCGCCGACTCAGGCACCTTGGGGCACATCAAAAGATTTACTGACAAAGTATGTTTTGGCTGATCTTCACATGGGCATGTTTTCTTATGCCGAAGAAACGGGCGAAGATTATGATTTGAAAATTGCCGAAGACCTTCTAACAAGTTCTATCAGTCAATTACTCGAATCGACTCCGAATTCCGAAACTGCCATGATCCTCAATCTTGGTGACGTGTTTCATGCAAATGATCATAAAGGAATGACTCCGTATTCCGGCAACATTCTGGACATGGATACAAGGTTCGCCAAGATCGCGGTGGCCACGGTAAGAGCCATTCGATATTGTATCGAAACAGCCTTGCAGAAGCATGGCAAGGTCATCTTTGGTAGCATCCCCGGCAACCATGACGTAGACCAGTCGCATTGGCTTGCGATAGCCCTGATGTGTGCCTACGAGAATGAACCGCGTGTTGAAATCCTATGGAGTCCGTCGCATTGGTTGAAGTATCGCCACGGACGCAATCTGATTGTGGCACATCACGGGGATAGGGTCAATTTCAATCGTCTGGTTCTGGCCATGGCCGAAAAGTTCTCGGAAGAATGGGGGCAGACATATTGGCGTTTTCTGGATACCGGCCATGTTCATCATGAACGGGAACAGGAGATCGGCGGGGCGCTGTGTCGTTCCTATCGCACCCTAGCGGCCAAGGATGCCCATGCTGATCAGTCTGCATATACATCAAAACGTAGCCTGACCGCACAGACTCTGCACAAAGAGTATGGTGAAATCATCGTGAACAACGTAAACCTCTATAAAGGAAACCTACCAAAATGAGTATCAAGGATATGATCATGTCAGCCTATGAAAAGAAGCCGACAGATTTCAAACAAGCCTTTCATGACGAAATGGCGAACCGTTTAAGTGCCGCAATTGACCGAAAGAGAATCGAGGTTGCACAAGGTTTTGGAATTGAATCCGACAATCTCGAATAAGACACTTGACGAGAGATTCGAAACATACTATATAACTAACATAGTCGATGAAGCGACTTGAAGATGGTCTGGACTGCGGGGCAGTACCGCACAGGTCCACCAAAAGCACATATAGGATGTGGCATTTTTCCTAGAAATGAAACATCCGAAAAAGGGAATGGGTAATGGTGGTCTAGGAAGCCGCCATAGAACACCGGGATGATAAACCGGAGATCCGTTTGACCCGAGCGGCGAGAGTAGTTTAAATCCCTTTATGTGTTTTTGATGGGCCTGATACTAGGATCGACAGACATTGGACGGTGTGTGGAGACTACGCGCGGAAGCTGCGTTAACGCAACAAACCAATAGAGGCAAACGAAAACTTTGCTCCTAAGACTGCCCTAGTGGCGTAAGGTCTGTGGGCTTTGGGGTGTGCCTAGAAACAGAAACACCTCACCTTCCCAAAACAAGAGGTATAATGATATGTTAGTGAGACAAATCGCCGACCCGAATCGGGGACATGTATCCATCCACAAGGAAGCCAATACCTATCGCGTTGAATTCTTCGATGCAGAAGGTTCCCCGACCCGTCAAGAAATGGTCGAAACCCTGTCCCTAGCCGAAGCAAAGGCCGCGCAATGGCTCAATGAGATCGTGCAACTGAACGGGTGACTTTTGAGTAAGGATTTGATTGTTCTTAAAGAAATTATGAAGTATGTCAATGGCGGATTATCGTTCATTGATGCGGCGGTTGAATACGCCGAGAGAAAAGGTATAGAAGTCGAAGTCGTCGCGGATATCATCAAATCGTCTGAACAGATGACGGCACATTTGCGGCGTGACGCCGAACGGCTCAATATGGTCGCCAAGTCATCAACTAGACCCCTATACGATGATTGATGACTATTATTCCAAGGAAAAGGGGTTCAAGGTCTTTACATACTACGTCGCCGTCAAGAACCATTTTCAGGGGCGATATGATTATTTCAAGTATGGTGGCAAGACCAGTACCAAGATAGAAACATTCGACCGGCGCAAGGACAGGTTCTTTTTCTACAAACTGTCGAAACGAGACGATTGGGAACCCTACATCCTGTCCAACATCCTTGTAGACCCTAACCTGTATATCGGCAATCTCGTCAACCAGAAAGACAAGGCCGAAGAGGTGTTAAAAGACTACCTCAGACGCAAACAAAGCTTGCGATATACGTTCAAGACTGATATCAACCGTCTGGATGATGATGCGAAATCTAACTTCATAGTTACAGACGGTCAACATCCGAAACTCTTGACAATGTATATCAATGGTAAGGTTTGTATCGAAACCCTTATCATTCTTGACTCCATCACCGGCATGTTCCGGGTGTGGAATGAGAAGATACAAGATCCGGTCATCTGGCCGGGCATAAATAAGACATGTGAACGATACCGACCATTCATGAACTATCGCCTGTCGGATATGAGGCAAGTGGTTCTTGAAAGATTTGATTATGTGAAAAACAACGACTAACTAAGGAAAACATTGATGCCCACAAACTTTAGCAACATTCTAAAAAACCGCACTTCGAACTTACAGAAGCTGACGGACAATATTAACAGCGTCACGAAAGGCGGCAACCGCCCGACCGATGAACGTTTCTGGAAACTAGACACCGACAAGGCCGGTAACGGCTTCGCGGTCATTCGGTTCCTACCCCAACCGCCGGGGGAAGACGAAGATAGCCCGTTCATCAAATACATGGACTACGGCTTCAAAGGCAAAGGCGGATGGTATATCGAAAAATCACTCTATACCCTTGGTGTAACCGATCCGGTCTTTGAATACACCTCAGCCCTGTGGAACAGCGGTATTGAGGAAAACAAGGACAAGGCTCGTAAGATTCGCCTGAACAAGCATTTCGTGTCGAATATCCTTGTCATCAAAGACCCGGCCAATCCCGAGAACGAAGGTAAGGTATTCTTATACCGCTACGGGAATTCCATCTTCAAGATGATTCAGGAACAGGTTTCCCCGGAAGTGCCCGATCCAGATTTTGAACCATGTGATGTGTTTGACCCAATTGAGGGCAAGAACCTTCGATTGAAATGCTACAACGGCAGTAACAACATGCGGAGTTATGACAAATCGACGTTTGACGCCGCATCGCCCCTAGCCGAAGATGAAGAGGCTATGGAAAAGATCTGGAAACAGGCATACCCGTTGAAGCCGCTGATCGCCCCGTCTGAATTCAAGTCGTATGACGAGTTGAAGAAGCTTTTCTACAAAGCTTTGGGTCTGTCTGGTGAAGTTGCCCCTTCGAACGATTCGAAACATTCACCCATGGGCGAAATGGATGACGAAATTCCTGATTTCGATAACAAGTCTACCAAGACCAAGGAACCCGATCCTATTCCTGAAACTGAGGAAGAGGATGACGACGAAATGGCATTCTTCAAGGGACTTGCCGAAGATTGATTAAGAAAGGCGGTGGGGAAACCTACCGCCTTATTCTTTCACTGCCTGACGTTTCTGATTGAAAGTCATGTAAGACAGGCTGACGAGAAGAGTCGTCAACGCGGCAACATAGGCAATATCATTGGTCCATACCCCCCAAAAGAAGGCGAACGAAGCGATACCGTATTTGGACATTTTTCAAAACCTTTCTTGTCTAACTCTATACCTTTAATATAGGGTCAAAGTTACCCAAAGTCAATACCCGTATCGGTTAATAAACGGATCAAGGGTTGACAAGGCATCTTTCATGTTATTGATGACGGTTGAGGTGGAGTTGTAGACGTTCCCGCCCTGCATGTTACTTCCTCCCTTGACGATAACGGGTGCAGCACGTTTCGACATGGATTCGGTAGCCGAATTCAATCGTTCGGCTCGCTTGTTCTGTGATGGTTCAACATCCTTGTATGATTGTCGATCACTAGGCAACGGTTCGATTTTGGGAGCCGTGAACATATCCATGATCTGATTTTCAATCTGTTTGTCTAAACCTGTCACTTCAGGCTTCGGACGTGGACGCACTTTGGCAGGCCCTGTTTCGACACGTGCCTTCATATCATCTTCGGACGCCCATGGATTTTCATACAATTCACGATACGGTATCTTGCCCTGTCCCCGCATCTTCATTGCCCATTCGTCATAACTTTGGTCTTTACGTGTACCGTCGCCCGCATCGGTCGGAATGACTGCGTACATACCTGCCATGGCCGGGCCGCTGGCGAGTCCTGCCCCGATTCCCAATGCTCTTGCTAGCCACGGCATAGATCTCATTAAGGCCGTTCTGCCGACAACGCCTTCGGCGGCTGAGGTTGCTGCCGATCCTGTACCGACACCAAGCAATCGTTTACCCAAGCCCCATACACCTTTGCGGAACCCGTTTAGACCCTTCAACGCCCCGAATCCTAAAAAGGCTTCCATGGCCATATCATTCCAGCTTTTGTCTTCTCCGGTGTTGTATCCCATGACACCGCCCAGAAGCATTGCGGGTATTCTTAATGGCGGGGGGAGAAACCTTCCCAACATCCTACCCAACCCGGCACCGATAGCCGTATTTGCGCCCTTTTTCACAACCTTTTCTGGATCGACATTTTCGACGCCCAAGTAATCGGCTATTTTCTTGATGTAGTTTTCGAGATTTGGAAAAGCTGCTTTTACACCTTCTTGAACCGCAGACGACAAGAATCTTGTAAGGTAGCTGAATGCCATGGCCCCGACAGCCCCTAAAGCCAACTTTGACAAGACGAATTGCCCTAGCAGGCTACCGATAGATGCCCATGGGGATCGTGAAGATTTTTCGGGACGATCATCGTCCCTGTCATCATCCCTATCAGGTTCCGCCCGTTTTTCGGCAGGTTTTTCGGGTTCAAGGTCTTGTAAATCTCTTTCCCGCTTGACAGATTCCGTATACTCTACCTGTTGCTTGACCATGTTTTCCATGAAACCGCTCTGCAAGGACATGCTCTTGCTCATACTTTCGAAAAGCGGTGTCAGGCGTTCGAAATTGACGTTCAAGGTGTCCTTGATGGATTTCAAGGAATTCTTGCCAGTATTCCTTACAAGTTGTCCTTCATTGGTCATCTTATCCTTGATTGACTTCAAGGAATTCTTGCCAGTATTTCGGATCAACTGACCTTCATTGGTTAACCTGTCGTCAATGGCTTTCAACAGGTTTTCGTCTGTTTTTTTCTTGTCGTCTTCCATCTTACTTTCCTGCTGCCCCGTTGATTTTCTCTTGTCCACGCGACCATGATGTGACCCCCAATACCGCACCCATGGCCATATGATACAGGCCATTGTATTGCAGGGTCAGGGGTTCCCAAACCGTTACAGGAGTGATGCCGTTATCCATCTGGAAATACCCCCATAACAGGGGCGCTATGATGAAATCGAACAAACACACCATGACATATGACCAACCTAATGCCGGTCGCCACCTGTTTTGAACCCATGTTTCGTTATTGTTCATCTTTCTTTCTTTCCAGATATTCTATCAGCATATCGAAATACAAATCCCGTTCGAATGGTAACATGTTTTCGATTGTGGATATGTCCCATTTGTGATGTTGTGCCAAGTCAAAGTTCATCCGGTAATACGTTGCCAGATTGCTATGACTCAGCATTAGGTAAAAAAATTGTCTGTTCCCCTTACCGTGAATACCTTGTCTTCCCCTTTAGAATCCTTGTAGGCAATTTCAAAATAGGTGTATGGTGTTGTTTCAAAGAACTTGGATATCTTGTTCAGAGTGGATTCATCAAAATCGTCAACGAATTCTTCAATCTCTTCCTTGCTATAGTCTTTAAGATCGAATATCTCGTCATCAACGGCAATGTAGTCGATACAGCTTAGGGCCAATTCAAGTTGGGCGGATTCGTTCTGAATATCCTCAATCACGCTATACAGGCTATCAATTGTCGGGTATTTCATGACCAATGACATGCTATCGCTAATTCTGATAACCTTGTCGTGATCATCGGATTTCATGGTTTTGGCGTCTTCAAGATTGAACGATAAAGGAATAGACTTCCCGTCTTCCCCTTTGATACTGAATTCGATCACGTTATTGATAGATTTTGACCTGATGTTGATAAACAGGTATTCCACATCGGATAGGGGAATATCCTCAATATCATCATTGACAAGGCAGTTCCCAATAACCTGTTTCAAGGCTAATGCGATTTGTTTTGAATCCCCGGATTCCCGTGCCATCAGGAAAATCTTTTCTTCCTTGGCTGTAAATGGCCGGAAATTGATTTCCTTGTCAAGACACGGAACCTTTACAGTGAAGATAGGATGTTCTATCTTTGGCAGCTTCTTTTTCATGATGACGGATTATCCTTAGAATAGGTTATTGAATATACGATTGACGGTTGTATAGGTATTGACGAGATCTTGAATTCCCTGCGGTTTTCGGATACCCTTGATTACCTGTACATATGAATTGAGGGATGCTATGTATTCGAACAATCCCGGCCCCCGGTTCATTCCGCCGGTCACGATACCCGAACGGCTACCGTCTACTGTCAGACTGTCATAGGCGAAGGATACCGGAAGCGTGGCGATTTCGTCATTACTCTCCCAAGAAAGGCTGAGGTTGCCTACCTCTACCGGATGCACGTTCGAAAACTGGTAGGTGTAATAGCGGTTCGGATCGTTAGGAGAAAAGAAGTGAACTTCCATCTGCGCGACATAATCAGTCTTGTAGGCTATCTCATAGGGCAATCTTCCATCAACTTCCGACAGGATACCGGCAGACGTATCATAGTTGACAATCGTTTGCATCCATGCGTGAAAGAATTCAAGAACCTTGTGGTTGGAATCTACCATGAACACTGTCGAGATAGACGGCAGGGATATGCCAGTCGGTCGTTGTTCCCTCTTACCAAATCCTTGCGGCATATGTTCATTGGTCGTGATAGCCATGGACGGGATATCAGCCGTCTTACAGAAGAACACCAATTCGTTTCCGGTCATCTTGCCAGACAAGGTATTCGGTAATGCCGTCAATCGGACGATGAAGACGTTGCTCTTGGCTAATCCATCCCGTCCAAGCTTCGATGTGAATTCGGAAATACTGAATGTCATTTGAGCATCTTTCTTGAATCTGACCACACAGTATCTTTCGTGGCCTTGATGAATGTTTCGGTCGGAAGGAATGCCGCGACAACCCATTGTTCATGGGGAATTCGCAGGAACCGTGATCTGAAATGCTTTCCGAGATATCTCTTCAGGCATGGTTTGAACGGGGCGAATTTCGAGGCACCTTTCAGGATTCCATAGCTGATGACCATTCTCTTGCGGTCATCGTATTTCGGGTTATTCTGGACCGCCAATAATTCATCGAACAATTTTGCCCGCAAGACTGGGGGAAGGTAATGGAGATTGATACCCAAGGGGCCGTCTTCATAGAAATGGATCGGGATCATCAGCGGGAATTGGTCATAGTATGGTAGTTCGTTCTTCCATTTCGGATCATAGAAGAATTGATACATCTTGCCGATACCAAGATTGCGCCAGTTGCCGATCAGGTTTTCGCGTTCTTCCCGAATAAGACGAGACGGGTTGATAGCCGTTTTCCGCAGGTTCTTGCGAAACCATGCTACCGATTCCTTGCTCTGGTCATTGGCAACCCCGGCATTCGCGGCCCGTTTCAGCGCATTTTGAATAACGGTCACTTATCAGACTCCTATATCGTCTTCGGTCAATATCTGGAAATGCCAACCCCGGCTTCGGCAGAAATCTTCGGCGGCTTCCCATTTCCGTCTATTTATCTGGAATGTGGCAACCTCACGCAAAAAGCTTCTCTTGTATCGTCCGGTAGGCGTCTTTCCCTTGCTCTTGTCGGGAGGTAAGGTCTGCTTTTTCGGTTTGACTTCCAGAACGATTGTGGCAATGTTTCCGAATTGATCTTTGCGTTTTACAATGAAATCAGTGAAGTATCTGTGCATCTTGCCGTCTATCGGGGACCGATAAGGAATGACCAATTCTTCGGACCCCCATTCGATAACGTCAGGATGTAGGTCAAGCTTTCTACACACCTTCAATTCCCAAGAACTTCTATAGATGATGTTCCTAGGATCGCCCCGGTATTTCTGTGGGTTCTTTGGTCTGAAACGCCCCTGATGATATTTGGCCATGCGTCTTTCGATAAATAGAATAGGATATCCCTATATTTAGAGAAAGAGGCTATGCAGAACCGTTCGCTTATCAAACCACCTAAATCGGTAATCGAGGAATCACGCCGCCAGAAACACGGTAACG